CAGTAACATATGCAGTTCCTAATCCTATTAATGGACTTGAGGCAAACACTCCTGCAACAACACCCGACAATGCGGGTACTGATGCACCAATGGCATTTTGGATTGACTCAATCGTTGTCGTTTTTTCTATTGAACGTTGACGACTTTGCTCTTGTTTTGCTATGTCGAATGAGTCGGGTGTTCCTAAAAATGGAAGTGCCATGTATTATTGCTCTTTCTTTTTCTTATTGCTAATTGCATCTGCGGCAAAGAAACTGGATACCAGGACAGCAATTGAGGCAAAGTAAGTGGGTGCGATGTCGGCAATCAAGTTTGCTGCTGTGTTCAATCCAAATGCCGATGTGAGAAATATTGCCAATGGATATAATAGGAGACCAAATAATGCAAACCATGCCATGCTGCGTATAGCATCTCGTTGTTTGTCTTGATCCTCAAGTTCTTTACGTTTGAACTCAAGATACATCTGACGCTCTTCTTCTGATACAACCCCATCCCCGTTTGTATCTGCTGGGTGGTATCCTTTGTTTTCTTCTGCCATTTGGTTACCTTTGCTTTAGTCTTTCTTCTTCTTTTGCTAAATGTTCAGCAAGTAGTGCAATATACACACTCTTTTCCCAAGGCATCATATTTTCAATTTCAGTCAATGAATACTTGTGATATTGCATCAACGCAAAGTTTGTTCGTATTGTATTCATTAGCGTGTCATGAGACACGCATATCAAAAAAAATCAGACAATCCTCTCAATGTCACTTTGTCTTTCTGACCACAACCCGAACACTCATACTCTATTTCATGCTCTAGTCGTGGCATTGTGTCAAAGAAGTCGTTGATTTTAGTCAACTGTTCTTGATTCAACGTCTCAATAAATTGAATCATTTCTTCTCTAGTTGTTGTAGTTTTATCATATATTTTTTCTTCATCAAATAGAAACTCAATACAATCAGCAATAGATTCTATTGTGCTTTCTATTGTTCCTTGCATCAGTTTAGACAATGTTTGTAGTCTTGGATATCGCATCTGTACCCCTACAGTGTCCGATATCATAATTTTGCTTTCATGTTTTTCATTTGTCTTCACATATATTTCATCAATTTTTATTTGCACTGGAGTTACTACGGCACAGTCGTTACCTTTTTTGTTTACATTAGAAGTGTGCTTGTATTTCAACTCAATTTCTTCACCGACTGACTTAGCACGAATATTCAAAAATAAGTATTCAATATCAAATGACGCAAGTTTTGTTACATCTACTTCATTGTTAGTGCATGATTCTAAAATTTGCATGACAGTAGTAATTACACTTTCTTCATCATCTGCTTCTTTAGCAATCAGTAATAACTTTTCTTCCTTGACCAAGAACGGTCTGTAAGTAATCTGTTCTCCTGTCGATGGTAAAGTCAAATGAAATAACGGAGTTGCCATTTCTGGTAAACTCATAATTTACTCCTCAAGTCAGTTGAGTAAAGTTTATTCTTACTCAATGGAAAATTCATTTTTTCTATTTTGTGCTTTTTCTAAGTTATTTCTTCTTTGTTCTGAATCAACTGCGGTTATAGGAACTTCAGTGAAATAATGATAATCAAATGTTACACTTAGTCTCATAATTTCATCATCATTCCAATTCAATCCAGATTCCAAAACACTGGTCGGAAATGCTTGCACTAATTTTGTGCTATATGTAAGTTTTCCTCTTTCATTATATTTTCTTATGGTCAAGTCAGAAACATAGTCATCATAATATCCTACATTGAATCCACCTAATTTTACATTGTCTTTACGGATCGATCCAATGGCAATATCTTGCCATGCTAAAAATGTATCACGCTCAATCATATTTTCACTCATAATAAATGTTGCTGTTACAGGAGCATTATCATATCCGTAGTATTGTTTCCTTTGAGGTCCATAATATTTTATAGTACTTGATGTTGGTGTTCTTCCGGGAATACTTATGTTATCACATCTAAACGTAAGATTGCTCAACACATCTGTCCGATATCCACCTAATAATCCACTTGGTGCGGTGAACTGCACATCAAAAAAAGATGATTTAGATACACCACCTCTATTGATTACATTTCCAACAAAACTGTCAATCCCAAATGCCATTAGAACTGCTTCCTACTCTGCTCAAAGACATATCGCTTGTTTCGTTTCTCAAACCTTTCTACTGGTAAGAACAATGCAATATCCCATTCACTTGGTTTCACTTCAAGAAACCTTCCTTGTACCTTGTTTGCCAAATAATGCTTGACACACGGTTTGAAGAAACGAAACCTCGATGCCCCTTTTAGTATGTTATAAGAAATACGAAGTTTTGTTGTCTCATCATACTTCTCGTTTGTAATCGTGCTATATAATTCATCCATCAATCGTGCCCGATAGACAGGAGAGATGTAGTGCATATTGATCCCATAGAATCCACCTTCTGCGGGACCAATCATAAAAATGAGTGGGAATCTATCATAGTATGGTAGTTGTCGTTTCGTCTTTGGGTCGTAGTTGAAAAAATACAAACGACCAATCATCACATCACTTTTGAGTCCTTTCCTTTCAGGTGGACTCATAATCATACTAGGTGATGTCCTGACATTCTTTGCTTGGGTTCTAAACCATTGCCGTGCTCGTTGAGTGCCGACTTTGATGTTAGCATCTGTTGCTCGTGACACGATATCGCTGAATACATATGCTACCATTTAGTTAGTCCCAAATCTTTCTCTGTCAGAATTCTAAACTCCCACTTTCGGTCAGCACAGTATTCTTGTGCTGCCACCCACTTGTTAGTATTTATACCCCAATCCTTGACTTCTTGAATGTATCGTTTGGTGGTGCGCTTTCGGGGTTGGGGTGGTTTGGTTTGCTTTTCAGGTTTGACTTCAATCATTACCGTCTTTACACGATTCTGTTCATCTAGCATCTGAATTACAAAGTCTGGGTAGTATCGATGCCATCTTTTGTCGATGGGAGATATATAGGGGATTGCGAGTTCTTCACTAGACCATTTCAAGACATTTTCGTTTTGGTCAAAATAGTTCATACACCGCAGTTCCCAAGATGAACGATAAATGACTTTGTTGATGTCACCCACATACTTTTTTGGATTCTTTACGGTGTATCTTCCTTTATAAGTCATCTAAATAGTTCACACAGAGGAAATAATAATGGCATCATCAGCACAGTTATTTAGGCAAGATATAGACGCAAAAGGTCCACTGAGTGCATTATACAAAGGATCATCCGAACCAAGTTTAGTATTTCCTGGTGATCTTGCAGACCTAGAACATTTTGCAATTTTTGGAATTAGAGAAAGAGCATTCACAACAGATAACTTGAGAACTAGTTCCAAAGCAAATACAAAAAAATTTCACAATATTTTCTTACCCATGCCACCTCAACTTCAAACAAGTTATGGTGTAAATTATCAAAACGCAGAAATTGGTGGCGGTGGTGCGGCAATGTTAAGTGCGGGCGGAGCAGTATTTGGAACAATAGGTGAAGCAATAAACGCTGACAGTATTGGTGGTGGTTTCAGTAAGTTAGTTGAAGCAGGTTCTGCCTTTATAGGCAAAATTGCAGAGGGTGGACTTTCAGGGGCAGGAGAAGTTTTGAAAAATGCCACAACTCGTGCTGTAGCGGAAAGTGATAATCCTGTAATTCGTGGTGCACTCTCTACTCAAAATGTTGCTGCTAATCCATATCAAGCAGTATTTTTTACCTCACCTAACTTCAGAACTCATTCATTTGCGTATACTCTTTTTGCAAAAAATGAAAGTGAAAGTGAAACTATTCGTCAGATTGTTCGTGCATTCAAAAAAGCAATGCTACCTAGTATAACAGAAAACACTTTATTTTTTAGATATCCAAAAGTTTTTGAAATTTCATTTAGGCATGATGATCATTTGTTTGAAATTGGAACATCTGTAATGACGCAGTTTGATGTTAATTATCATGGTGAAGGTACGCCCGCATATTTTGATAATACAAAAGCACCAACAAATGTTCAGATATCTATGTCATTTCAAGAAGTCAATATTCTTACATCAGAAGACGTTGGCGGTGAGTTTTCACAAGTTGGGAATAGAAGATAATGTCTTATTACTTTTCATATTTACCAAATGTGCAATATAAAATTGACGGATTAGGCGCAAATCGAAAAGAAAGAGTGACTGATATTACTCGTAGATTCAAGATAGTTCAATTGCTGAATAGTAGAGAAGTGGTTTATTATGACTATCAAGTTCAGGATGGTGACAGACCAGATATTGTTGCTGAAAAATTTTACGGTGATTCTAAATTAGATTGGATTGTACTTCTGCCGAATGAAATACACGATAGGTATTTTCAATGGATAATGTCTCAACGTGAATTTGAAGCATTTATAAGAAAGAAATATGGTAGTTTGTCAGTAGCACAATCGCAAGTTCACCACTATGAAAGAATCCTTTCAGCAAGTAAAGTGTTAAATAATGGGACTGTGATACCTGAAAAAAAAGTGATTGTTGATGAAACTACTTATAATTCTCTTGGTGTAAACGAGAGAAGATTAGTGACTGCATTCGATGAAGAGGATCGAAAAAATGAAAGTCATCGTGAAATAAAATTAGTAGAACCCGGATTTGTGACTGATATTGTTCGTAATGCACGGAGATTTTATCAGTGAGTGAAAGACCGTTTAAACCGGGTGAAATTGAAATTGAAAAGTTTGTAATCACAAACTATACTCGATCAAAAGTAAATTCAACATCTCTTACACAGATATGTAATGAGTTTTCATATTATGAAAGTATATTTGCCCCTACAATTGCATCAGACTTTTTGATTACTGATGCGGTAGGAATGCTGAATGATTTACCTGTAATTGGTGATGAAGATATTGAACTGTCTTTTCGGGACAAACTTAATTCAAATGTTATCGATGTGAATTTGAGGTCTTATAAAATTGGGTCTAGAGTTAGAAGCAGTGAACGTTCTGTAATCTATCCGATAATGTGTGCATCCGAACGTGGAGTTCTTGATTCAAAGACTCAGGTTGAATCCATTAGTAAAGGTCGGATATCGGATTACATCAATCGCACGTTCAAAGGATTCATTGAGGTAGAACCAACACAAGGTGAATATAGGTATGTACCAACAGGTGAAACTTTCTTTGAAACTATGAAAATTTTGTCTCGTGAGGCACAAAGTCAAAATAATCCATCTAGCACTTATTTGTTTTATGAGACATCTGATGGTTACCATTTTGTTACGTTGGAATTTTTATTTACAAAACCAACAATTAAAGAATACTTTTACAATTTATCAAATGCAAGTCGTAGATCAGATAGATTTAGTGATGATCAAGTTATTTCTAAACTTGAGTTCACCAATGGGAATAACTTGATTGAGAACATGAGAAAAGGACTATATGGAAATTCTACTTACGCAATTGATCCCTTGCGTAAGTCTATTTCTCAGAGAACATATGATTATTTCGGAGATGGATTTTTAAAGACAAAACACTTACCAAATGTCCCAAGTCGAATACAATCAAATATTAAAGGAATAACTGGTGGTTCTAGTTTTGCTCAGAATTCACAAAGTGCGAATGAAAAATATTTTATATCCGATCTAAATGATGTTGCAAATATTGAATACATCAAAGAATATGATCCAGAAACTAACATTTATGGTAGACGCAGACATTTGTTTTCAAATTTAGAAACATCTTTATTTGCTCAATCTACTGCATTTAAAACAACAATATCAATCCCTGGCGATAGTTCTCGTCATGCTGGTGACGTAATTGAAATTTACATGCCAGAAATATCACAGCAAGAAAGTGTTTTGTATCAGTATGATAAATACCTATCAGGAAGATTCCTTGTTACTAGTGTTCGTCATCTATTACAGGTAAATGGAGAATATGTGACTGTAATGGAATGTATCAAAGATAGTTTAGAGGAATACCTTAAAAGCACTTTAGGTGACTTACCGGAGCAGTATTTTGATTAGGGTGTCATATGCTAACATTTAGCGAACATAAAGATTTACTAGAATACCAACAACTTGATGAGAAACTGATTCTCTTCAACAATGGTGCACGTTACGGGCAGATTGTATTCCTTGCCGGAGGTGCGGGTTCGGGTAAAGGTTTTGCAATCAAGAACTTCATGGAAGGTGATAAGTTCAAGGTACGAGACGTTGATGAATTTAAGAAGGCATATCTCAAGTACAATGATATCAAGAAGAAGTATAAAGAAATTGAAGGACTGAACCTCAGAGAACCTAATGACGTATTCAAGTTACACTCCTTTGTAAAACGTAAGGGTATCAAAGACAAGACACTTGATTTA